TATGCTATGTCAGCTCTTATTGGTGGGATGTTTACAATTATAATTATTTTGTTTGAAAAACTTTAATATTTAATAGGATGTTTACATGGCTAGAAGAAAGAAAGCGGTTACAGGACTTGTTAATGAACTTGCCGCACAGCTTGACCTTGCCAAAGACCCAAATATCCTTGTATTTACACCACTTGGAGGACTAGGACCTGTAGATATTGTTACTTTAAATATGACTACAGGTGAGTATAATGCTTATGATGTTAAAACGAAAAACTATAGAAAAAAAGATCACACACCTAGTGATGGGTATAAGAGAAACACTAAAGGATCTCTTATTAACCGCCAAACAACTATGGAACAAAAGAAACTAAAGGTAAAAATTATCTATGCAACTATCTAAACATTTTAAACTAGAAGAATTTACAAAGTCAATGACAGCAACTCGTAAGGGTATTGATAATACACCTGGAGCTGGTGATATTAAAAACCTTGAGAATGTTTGTTATGAAATACTAGAACCAGTAAGAGCCAAGTTTGAGAAACCTATAACTGTTACATCAGGATATAGATCAGAAGCATTATGTGAAGCTATTGGTTCAAAGAAAACTTCACAACACGCAAAAGGTCAGGCAGTAGACTTTGAGATTGCAGGTGTACCTAACATTCAAGTAGCTTATTGGCTACAAAACAATGTAGACTTTGACCAACTTATATTAGAGTTTTATAATCCAGATGATCCTGCTGGTGGTTGGGTTCATGTATCTTACAACGAATCAGGATCAAATAGAAAGCAAGTCTTAACCTATGATGGTAAGAAGTTTGACAATGGATTACCAGACATGGAGTGGAAAGATGGAAAGGTAGAAGGATAATGTGGTTAAGTGCGATTAAACTTGCAGTTCAAGCAGGATCTCATATATACAAAAAAAAGCAGCAAACAAAAATGCTGATGGCAGATGCACAAATGCGTCATGCAGAAAAGATGAGTAGCGGTGAACTGGAATATAAAGCGAAGATTATTGAGAGCAATGATAATGGTTGGAAGGATGAGTTTGTCCTCGTTCTTATATCCCTTCCTATTTTGTTATTGGCTTATTCTGTGTTCTCTGACGATCCTGACATTCGTGCAAAGCTAGACTTATTCTTTGAGTATTTTAAAAACCTACCTTATTGGTATCAAGCTATATTTATAGGTGTAATCTCTGCAATCTATGGTCTTAAAGGTGCAGATATAATGAGAAAGAAATGATAACTAAAAGTTTTGCACAACAATACAGTAGAAAAACAAGTATGTTATCTCAACAAACTGGTAAGAAAAAAAAGAAAAAGAAATATAAGAAGAAAAAGTAATGGCTCGTCAGAAGTTTACACACTTTGTACCTAGAGATAAACCACCTAAAAGACCCAGAAGGCACAAAAAAAATCTTAACAAATCCGAGAAGAGAAGCTATAAGAAATACAACAGACAAGGTAGATAACAATGGATGATATAGATGGATTACAGATTTACAGCTATACTAATAATACTATTGTGCTTGATAGCTTTTTTTTTAGAACCAGGGTATCCAGTTAAATGAAAGTATCAGAGAACACATCAGTAGCAATGCCAATAAAAAATATGATTGGTATAGTTATAGGTATAGCAATGGGTATCTTTGCATATACAGAACTTACTGCCAGACTTACATCTCTTGAGACATCAAGAGAATTATTCCAAGCTGATCTACTTAAAAAATCAGAACAGAAACCTACTGATCAAGAACAGTTTATGTTAATAGAACAACTATATTCTGATGTAGAAAAATTACAAATTACTCAAGAACAGAATATGACTAACAAAGTAAACATAGAGTTTACTCAAAAACAATTAGAGAAAGCTCTAGCAGATATAGAGAAATTAAAAGATAAAGTAAGGGAGAATGGAAAAAGTTATTAATGATAGAAACAATAGTAGCATTGTTAATGATAGTTGATCATGAGATCAAAGAGCATAGAATACAAGTATCTATGTCAGAGTGTTTAAAAGGTAAAAGAATTGCTATGAGAAAAGTCTCTGATAATGTAGAGTATAAATGTATCAAGTCTAAAGCAGAGCTTGAAGATAATATTGATGGCAGTAAATCAATTAAAAAATTAATATTAGAATAATGGCTATAAGAAAAACTACTAAAGGATCTAACGCAAACTACAGACCTACAAAAAAAGGTGCTGGTATGACAGCTAAAGGTGTAGCAAGATATAGAAAAGCAAATCCAGGTTCTAAATTAAAGACAGCAGTAACTAAAAAAAGTGGACTTACTGCAAGAGAGAAGTCTCGTAGAAAAAGTTATTGTGCAAGAAGTGCAGGTCAGTTAAAAAGATCATCAGCTAAAACTAGGAATGATCCTAACTCAAGAATAAGACAAGCAAGAAGAAGATGGAGATGCTAGATAAAATTATATATAAATTTATTGGTTGGATAGATGGTTTGAATCAAAAGATCAATGATGTTTTAACTATGGACTTTACTAATTTTAGTAAAAGAAATAAAAAGTGTAAGTGTGGCAATAAAAAAGACTTGGAACAAAAGTAAAAACAAAGAGTTCATCTGTGGATATTGTACATGGTGTAAAAAAGAGTTGTTGAATACTATGGGTGGATGGATTATAACTCATGAGAGGCAATACTTTTGCCATGATGGTAAAGATGGATCATGTTTTGATCTGTATTGTAATTTAAAAAATGGAGAATAACTATGTATGGAAAATCAAAAGGTAAAAGTAAACTAACAAAGAAACAAAAAACTTTACCAAAATCTTTGCAACAAAAGATAATGAAGTCAAAAGCTAAAAAGAAAAAGTAATGGCTAAAGTTTGTGCAAGAGGTAAAGCTGCTGCTAAACGAAAGTTTAAAGTATACCCATCTGCGTATGCTAATATGTATGCAAGTGGTGTATGCTCTGGCAGAATAAAACCTAAAGGTACAAGAAAAAAAAGAAAGTAATGTCTCTTCGTAAATGGACTTCACAGAACTGGGTAGACATAGCCAATAGAAAAAAAGGTGGTGGCTTTCCAAAGTGTGGTCGTAGTGGTGGAGAAAAAAGAAAAAACTATCCTAAATGTGTACCTGCTGCAAAAGCTAGATCAATGTCTGCAAGTCAAAGAGCTGCTGCTGTATCAAGAAAAAAGAAAGCTGAAAGAAAAACAAGAAGAGGTAAGAAACCTAACTATGCTAGGACCTAGTTAGTTCTTCAAACTCCTGCCATATTGTTTGCTCATCATTCCAGAATCTTCTTCTATGCTGTTTCATTTGTATAGAATTTAAAACTGTAGTATGATCTTGTGTAAAAATTCTACCTATATCTGATAGACTCATCTTATATTTTTCATTTAATATATTGTGAATAATGTTTCTAGCTCTAACAATATCTGTAGTTCTAGTCTTGGTAAATAATTCTTTCTTGCTAACCTCATACTTAATACAAACTTTATTAATCACACAATCTATTTCTCTTTGTCTAGGTTTTCTAAACTGATAACCAATAATCTTTCTTTCCATTTGTCTTGGTACAATGTGTGTTTCTTTTATCTCACTTACATGGTCAGACATTTTTTGTTGTGCTAATTCAAAACCAATTCTAAATCCTTCTTCATATAACTTTAGCTGCATCTCTGATAATAAATAAAAAGCTATCTTATGTTTGTAAATAAAATCGTTGTTGTTTATTTTTTTAATATGTTTTTGAAACTCTTGTTTAATTAAGGTCATAGATCCCCTACAGATTTGTTTGTTTTTTTTAACAATGTAAACTAATGAGTATTAAACTCTTCTCATTAATTCTTCTTTTGCCTTCTCCACTTTCCAAAAGAGTCTGTAAGAATCTTTCTGATACTTACTTACTTTTCTCTTGGCTTCCAGGAACTTCTGATGTTTCTTCTCTTGAAGATCCCTGTACTTTTGAAGGCGAGTCTTTAACTCTTCCATCTTTCTCCTTTATTACTTTGGTAAAGTCTAATTTAATATTTTCAACTTTACATTCTACAACTTCCCCTTGTGCGTTGGGGTCGGCAGCTTTCTTTACATCATCAAATCTTTCAACAAGTTGGAAACTTGCTTCGCCAGATTTAATTCTCAAATATTTATCTGTTTTTATCATTTTTGTCTATATCTTTTTTGTGTAGATTGGATGCCATGTCATTATAGATAGATAAATCAGTATAATTATCAGCTTTAAATCCCCTTGTAGCTCTGAATAATTTAAGTGTCATCATGATATGTGCTACCTGATATGGCTTTAGTTTTTTTTTTAAATTGGGTGCTAATATTAAAGTAAATAGCTCTGCAAGTATAGTAAAATTGTATTGATAATCTCCATAATCTTTCTCTCGATCTTGGATTATCTTTTTCTTAATCTCGTTTGTAAGTTCTGTAATTTTCATATTGTTTTAAAGGTATGGCAGAAGAAAACAAATAAGAGGGAGCATTACCAGAAAGGGAAAGAGGTAATATGATTCGCTGCTCTAAAAAAACTTCCACCACACCATTCAACTACAATTAATAATTGTAGTTAGGTTTGTTATATCCTGATCCTTGACCTTTTGCAAACTTGTTTGGTGCAAAAGATTGCTGGGGTCCTCTCGGCTTTCCAGCTGATGAACCAGTATTTGATGGTGTCAAGACAACATTGATAATTCCTGTGGGATTACCTTGTTCATCAAGATCATCAAATCCTGCTTGGTTGTACCATGTCTCTCCAATCTTTACACCTATTCTCCAGGTTTTACCCTCTGGTGATTTTGGATTTATTGGTGCAACAAAAGATGGTCGATTATCTCCTGCTTGTTTGTCGGCATTGTGCGTAAGTTTTATATATATCTTATCACTCATTGTGTTACTCCTTGTGTGTTTAGTTGTGTTTCCATTGTTTCATAAATATTGTTTAGATCTTTATAAATCGCAGGATGTTTCTTGATAGCAAGAGTAAACGCATCTTTGTATTTATAGTTCTTTAACTTTCTTAACTGATAAATAGTTTTTGCGTTCTTCATATCATTCTTGATATGTTCTATTGCTACTGCATCATGATTGTCATCATGTTCTGTACCACTAGGTTGTGGAATATTGTTAAAAGGTTTTGCCTTGTAGCCATCATCATTGTCTAAACCTGTCTTTAGATTTAGTGCATTTAAGAAAGCATACTTCTTGGCATAAGACATACCATTACCTGTACCAAACTTATCTAGGTTTCCCATTGCACTACATCC